TCAAGCAATGTTTGATGACGTAAAGAACCCACATAGTTCACTGATGGCATATCATGATTACTATATAAAGTATAAACAACATTTGGCGAAGTGGACTAAAAGAGGAATGCCATACTGGTATGAGCATGCTACAGTACAATGAATCGTAATGACCCAGAACCACAACGATACTATGATTGGATGTTATGGAAAATGAGACAGGAAAAGGCAAAAGAACCAGTTGTTATGACAACAGAAGAAATGATGAAAAAAGAAATTGCAGATATGCAATCATCTATTCACCATTTGCAGATTCGTGTTAAAGAACTGGTCGAAGAAAACGAGAAACTAAAATCTCAAATTGGTGATTGGAAAAATAGTTTATGGGGCTCTGACTATAGACAGAGGTTTCATACATAATGCCTAATTACAATTTTAGAAACAATGAAACAGGTGAAGAGTTTGAAGAGTTCTTCACCATTTCTGGTAGGGAAGAATTTTTAAAATCCAATCCACACATAACACAAATGCCGTCCTTGTTTTCTATGGCAGGCGGTACTGGTGACCGTATCAAAAATGATGAGGGTTGGAAAGAAAACCTATCAAGAATTGCAGAGGCACATCCACGTTCTAATCTTGCAGACCGATATAGTAAGAAGTCTGTAAAACAGAGTAAGACAGAACAAGTTCTGAAAAAACACAAGGTCATATAGATGAAATCTATTATGATAACGGTATAAATAGAATTGTGCTGGTGAGATACCACAGCACCCTCGTAATGAGAAAGGAAGCTGTGTGGTCAATCCACCATTGCACAGGGGCGATGGTGAAACCATTGCTCCACCTTTAATAGTGAGAAAGAATATGGCGAAGAAAAAAGATGTGACAATTGATAGTATGGTAAAAGTGAAACCGATTACCGACAATCAAAAACTCGTATTCAACGAGTATAAAAACGGACAGAATTTATTTTTGCATGGTGCTGCTGGTACAGGTAAAACTTTTGTATCACTGTATCTTGCATTACAAGAAGTGTTAGACTCATCGTCACCTTACGAATGTGTTTACCTTGTCAGAAGTGCAGTTCCCACTAGGGAAATTGGATTCTTGCCAGGCGATGAAGAAGATAAGACTGCACTGTTTCAAGTACCGTACCAGAACATGGTACAGTTCATGTTTGAACAGGCCTCCGATAGTGCGTTCAGTATGTTGTATGATAGACTGAAAGTACAGGGTAGTATTATGTTCCTCACCACCTCTTTTCTTAGAGGTATCACATTAGACAATGCAATCATCATAGTTGATGAGTGTCAGAATCTAAACTTCCACGAATTGGATACTATCATGACTCGTGTAGGACAGGATAGTAAAATCATCTTCTCTGGTGATTACTTCCAAACCGATTTGCAGAAGAATGGTGAGAAAGAAGGTCTTGGTGCTTTTATGAGTATTGTTGATGCAATGGAAGAGTTCTCTGTAGTAGAATTTACTATTGGTGATATCGTGCGTTCTGGTTTAGTACGCAGTTATCTAATCAATAAAATTAAACAGGGAGTTGAATTGTAATGGCAAAGATGTTTAGTAGTGCGGTGCATGAAAAAACTTTTAAGGGTACGTCACAAGGCAGAAAACCAATTACGTCTACGATGAATAAGAACAAACGTAGGTCGTTTAAAAAATATAGAGGACAAGGTAAATGAACCCTCAAGCAATACGCAAACTTAGTCAATATCTAAGAAGAAATCGTAATTATAATTCTTGGATTGCATATTTTAATTCGTATAAAGTCTAAGGAGAAATGAATGAGTAACTTTGACGAATGTTTGAAACTCGTACTTCACCATGAAGGTGGGTATGTGAATCATCCTAAAGACCCAGGCGGCGAAACCAATATGGGAGTAACCAAGAGAGTCTATGAAAAATGGTGTATGGAAAATGACCTTGAACAGAAGGACATGAAAGATTTAGAATTTGATGATGTTGCACCAATTTATAAAAAGAACTATTGGGATAGAGTAAAAGCAGACCAACTTCCAGAGGGTTTAGACCTTTGCGTTTTTGACTGGGCAGTTAACTCTGGTACAGGTCGAGCAGCAAAGAAACTTCAAGCAATGATTGGTACTACAGTTGATGGTGGTATCGGCCCAAACACACTAAGAGCATTGAAGATGTATTGTCAAACTGAAGGTATCGAAGCTGCAATTTCAGACTACACTAAAATGAGACAAGAGTTTTATGAAGGTCTGAGTACGTTTGATACATTCGGTAGAGGTTGGACACGAAGAAACGAAGAGACTGAACTTGAAGCATACAAGATGGCAGGGATATACCTTCCTTCTTGACAATCAACTATTGATTTGATATAATGATGTAAATTTATGTGAAGGATAAAGTATGTTTACACACAAGCCTATTGAGATTCCAGAACTGGAAACAAAAACAGTAGACCGTAAAAGGTTCTACTTAACACCAGAGGGAAAGATGTATCCCTCTATCACTACCGTCTTGCAAAAGAATAAGATGAAAGGTCTTATGGAATGGCGTAAGAAGGTTGGTGATGATGTTGCGAATTATATCGCAAGGACTGCTGCACAACGTGGTACGAAAGTTCACCATATGTGTGAAGACCTTATCAATAATAAAGAAGTGAAACGAGAACCATTTCTTGCCGCCGCTCTCTTTAGTCAGATTGAAAAGGTTATTAAGGACAAAGTGGATAATGTCTATGCACAAGAGTGTGGACTGTATTCAGATAAGTACATGGTCGCTGGTAGAGTAGACTGCATTGCAGAATATGATGGGGTTTTATCCATCATCGACTTCAAGACCTCTCGCTCAGAACGTAATGATGATTGGAACGAGAGTTATTACATACAGGCATCAGCATATGCAGAGATGTTTGAAGAACGTACAGGAACACCTATCCAACAGATAGTAATTCTTGTAGTAACAGAGGATGGAGTTGTCCAAGAATTTATCAAGGAGAAGACTGAATATTTACCTATGTTGATAAATGCAGTGGATGATTTCACTACAGATTGGGAAAAAGAAAATGAAAAATTGGATGAAAGTCCTGCCGTTATTGGTGCTCCTGTGTAGTGGAAATGCATACGCAGAAATATCAGAACAACAAAAAGAGGCAGAAGAAAAAGGAATGTTCTACTGGGCAAATAAACCAGTATCATGTTCTAGTGGAGAAAAAGTCGTTGAGATGATGGCAGAGGTTGGTGAAAGTCCAACCATTTGGATGGAAGGTGTTGTAGGATTTCCAAATGGCACTCTCACAGAATCAAGATTTGTTGTTGCAATAAACGCTGATAGTAGTCCACCAACATGGACAATAATTGAATTCACAGACGGTGGTTCACAAGGTTGTATACTTGGTCATGGTACAGGTAAAGTTAACTTGGGGAAAGTTCTCCTAAATAAACCAAGGTTGCAAACCTAATGCAAACGATATGGCACATATTATTGACAGTGTGCCTTGGAAGCACCTGTGTAGAACAGGATGTCCAGTGGTTTGATGAAGAAGAAAAATGCAGAGAAATGTTACCTGTTTATGTCAGCATCCCTGCTGACGGTGATTGGGATACAGTAGAATATGTCTGCAAACCAGTAGGAAGTAGGAGTACATAATATGTTGGAAATGATAGCGGCAGGCGTTCTTGCACATACAATATATCATAAGGCCGCATCTGTAGTGCATGATGAAAATGAAATACACCATGTAGAGGTATCGCAAACACACGAAACAAGTTCAAATAATGTAAAATGGCAGTTTGAAGTTTGTAATCCCAGATGTGGGGGATGATATCATGTATGAGTATAACTGTAAAATGGTAAGGGTAGTTGATGGTGACACAGTTGATGTAGATATCGACTTAGGTTTTGGAGTCTGGATGAGAAACCAACGCATTAGAATGTATGGTATTGACACACCAGAATCACGAACATCTGACCCAATAGAAAAAATATATGGAAAAGCAGCGACTGCATTTTTAGTTAAATGGACTAATGGTGGTGGACTAAAACTTAAAACTCACAAAGATGGTAGAGGAAAGTTCGGTAGAATACTTGGTGAGATATGGTGTTTCGATACAAACGTCAATGTAAAGATGATTGAAGAACATCATGCTGTTCGTTATCATGGACAATCAAAACAAGAG